TCAATGCTGAGTTCCCACGAAGTTGACCAACAGAGGCGCGCTGTCGAGTCCTTTATCGATCAGTTTTTCAACCACCCGCGTAGTCATGTCAGCGGCATGTATTGGCGTCGTCGCGACGCGCAAGCGCACTAGCACGACACCTTGCCCCTCGTCGATGGAAACCTTGGCACCAGCGTCCAGCCAGAACAGCTTGTCTGCTCTCAATACCTCGCCCACGAGGTCCATCACCTGCGCGCACTGCTCATCAGAGAAGTCTTGCTCGCGCAACACCTCTGCCGCTCGCAGCCACGACGGCAAGCGCTGAACGGCAGACAGCGAAAGGTTCGCCTTTTCAGCTTGAGTGGCCAATTCGCTGATTCCTTGAAACGCACCGACAACGGTGCCCATCTGAATGAAGCTTGCGATGTTGCCATAGCGGACATCCACAGCCTGTCGAAAGACGCCTTGCGCCTTTGTCGCAAACGTGAGGTTCACATAGCCCATCAGTTGTGTCTCTCGAATGGGCTGCACAAGCAACCCGGCCTTTCGTGCCACAGCGATGAAATCCTCCATCTCGCGCACATCGCCCGTGAAATGGCTCAACTGAGCACTGCAAACAGCGAACGCCCCTGCGTCAGCCTTCTCCAATTTAGCGATGCGATCAAACCAAGCCAAGTACCTTTCGTCGGTCCTCTCCAGATGCCGCTGCATTACGATGCAGTACGTGTTCATCTCGTCTATGAGGGCGCTGGCGTCGAGTAGCGGAACTGGTGCGGACATAAAACGGTAGAGTACAGCAGAAATGTAACACTTCGCTAACAACCGGCGCTCAGCACCTATCCCGCCCCGCTCCCGACTCGCGTGAAGAAGACGAAGCCGGCCGAGCCACAGCAGCCGGCAGCGCCGCCAGACGACACTGCGATGTTCTGAGTGCGCGAGGTTTTCGTCGCGTGACTTCGGCCTGTGGGTTCTGAAGGCCTCGACGACTTCGAGATCCCCGCATGGGTCCGCCCCAAGATAGCGGGAAAGTAGCGCCCTGCTATTCCACGCTCACCGCGTTGGCGTGCCGCTCGCAGATGGTGCCGGCGCCGTGGGTGGCGTCAGCGAATCGCCCCAGCTCACGAAGAGCCGCTCCACTCCCGCCGAGCAGGTTGGTAAGCAGATCGAGGGCGGCTTCGGCTGGCGGGCTTCCGCCGGCAGCCGTGGGCGCTGCGCTGGCTGTACGGACGGCGGCGCGGAAGGTGGCGAGTTGGTCGAGCACCCTGCGCTCAGCAGCACCAGCGGAAGCAGCATCAGCCCGAGCCGCAGCGAGTTGTTTTTGTCCATCTTGAATCACTCCATCGACGCGCGTGCGCCAAGTCTGTTCTTGGGTGCGCTGTGCGCGCTCGGCTAGCCGGCCGGACTCAGCCATGCTGCCGCGGTACTCGGCGAGTTCCTGCCGCGCCTTGGCGGCCGCGGTGCGAGCGCTGGCGCCGCGCGTGCCCTCGATGCCAGCGGTAGCCAACGCTGCGACGAGCCCCAGGCCAAGTGCCCAGAGCAGCGGCGTCTTGATGTCGGGGAAGATCACGGCAGCCTCAGGAAGGCGCGCACAGCGCGGTGGTGACCTTCCCACTCGGCGCGCAGTTCTGCCCGCTTCTGCGGTGTGCCACGCGTGTACGCCCCAGGGCGCCACGCTCGAAGATAGAGTTGCCACCCCGCCTCGGTGTCCGTCACGCGCGGCAATGTCCCCGGCTCCGTCCACAGGAGCAGACGAGCGAACACCGCGCCGAGCACGTCATCCGTTTGCATGGCCAGCCACACGTCCATCGGAGCTGCATCGATGCCGCGCTCATCGCAGAACCGATGCGCCAGCGCCGAACTGGAGCCGTGCGTCAGGACGCCCGTGATACCGCCGCTTCGCTCGAACTGCCAGAACGACACAGCAGGTCCATCTTCCTTGCCACTGTTCGTGACCTGCCGGCGATGTTTGAGCAGGGATTCCTTGAGGCAGATGGTCAGCATCTCCACCCGGGCCTCCGGGCTGGTCATCTTTGGCGGCAACCAGGCCAGGGCCGGCTCGATCGCGGTACGGGTGATTTCGTCGAGAGTCATTGCGGGACCTCCGGTGTGTCAGAAAGGGGCGCCCGATCCGTGGCCACGTCAGGCGGAACATCGCCAGCCCAGGCGCGGCCACTGCACAGCAGGCCGAGCAGCAGGACGAGAGCGATGGCGAGCGAGCCGAGTTGCGGCCATTCCCCCCAGAGTGGCTGGAAGGCTGCGGCCGTGGCGCCTGCCACGTAGCCCGCGTACTCAAAACGAACCCGCAGCAGCACTTCCGAGCGCATTGCGTTGAGGCGGCACAACGCGATGAAGGCGATGGCGCCACAGACCAGCAGATTGCCGATGGCGTACAGATAGAGCTCTTTCACGACGCACCGCCCTTCCCGCCGACAACGCGCTCAAGTGCGGCGAACCCCACGCTCACGACCTTGGCCAGCGCCCAAGGCCAATCCACGAAGCCGATCAGTAGCGCGATGGGGGCGACGGTTAACCGCGGCGAGAGTTCGGGGCGATACGCATTGAGGCCTGCGGCCAAAACGGAGGTAAAGAGCACAGCCATTCCGACCACGCGCAGGAAGAAAAGGATGGCGCTTGTGCGAGTCGTCTTGTCCCGCCGCGCAACTTTGAAGCTGGCGCCGAGCGTGGCAGCTACCACGATCACCATGTACGGGCCGACTACCGCGGCAACTTCATTTGAGAAAAGCAACGCAGCGATGAAGACGGCCACGCCGACGATGTCGGCAATGGGTTGTTGGGACATCTGAGCCTTTCAGGCAAAAGAAAACCCGCCAGAGCGGGTCACGAGTTAGCTGGGATGGCTTACAGCTGGGCAGCCGCCACGAAGAGTGCGTCGAGCGAAGCGTCGTCGAGGTCGAGCGCTGCTGCGAGGCTGGTCAGGAACGGAGAGGCGCGCTCTACGTCGGCCGCGAACTCCCATTCGATTTGGGCGGCCTCTTTCTGCGGACTCGAGAGCGCGGCGATGGCGTCGCTGATCGCCTGCAACCGGCCCGCCGCCAGCAGCGCGAGGCGAGCCTGGCGCATCGTGACTGCGCTGGGCACGATTGGTGGCGTGGGGGCAGGTTGGGCCGGCGTGTTGCCTGCATCGCACCATTCGAGGAACGCCTGATAGAAGGCGTTCGCCGGATTGATCGGGATGTTCAGGCCGCTGGCGTCCTGAACGTGATCGGGAAAGAGTGTGTACATGGTCAGAACCCCGTTGCTGCGGCCCATTGGCCCGTGAAGAAAACCTCTCCGGCGGCGGGCGTCAGTGAGACGCCGAAGTTGCGATCGGTGATATTGGTTGTGGCTGCGGCATACGTCGCAGCAACGCCACCGGTCGTGAAGGCCACCCACTGGCCGGCCACCCCGTTGTTGCTCCAGAGCGCGACGGCAGGGGCGACGCGCATCGGCACAGGCAGGGACACCTTCATGGACAGGCTTCCGCCCACGATCCCGTAACCCTGGTCAGACCCTGCAGTGACAACTGCACCGGGCGCGGTGGCCATGGCATAGCTCTTGGCGTAGTCGCGCTGAGCGAGGGCGATCTCGATCTCTGGCGGCCGGCGCTCGAAAGGCGTAGCCACGGTGCCAAGCTCGAACTGCGGCAGGCTCACAGTCCCACCCGTGAATCGGATCGTCACGGCCGTGTTGGCCGGCAACGCCGCAGTCTGCGCACCGCTGACGATGGCGGCCCCGTTGACGGTTGCCGTCGCGGTTCCCGTCCACGAGAGCGTGTAGACGCCGCCGACGATCCACCCCGCCTCGATGATTTGCTCCAGGCCGCCGGCTGGGCAGGTAATCACGCGGTCTGGTGCCGCAGCGCCGAACGTGATGCTCTGGCCAGAGACCACCACGCGCCAGCGGTCAAGGGTCACTTGGTTGGCGCCAGTGGTCGCCGCTCCGCTGGCGTAAACACGCTGGTTAACTGCACCTGTGGCATTCACCAGAAGCTGACGAAAGCTGATGACCGGGCCGATGCCGAAGGCGTTGCGTGCCTCGGCCGCGTTGCCGGTGGCGCCGAGCAGCCCTTTCACATAGTCGTAGAAGGCACCGATCGCGGTGCGGAACACTGCGTTCGATGGATTCGGGTAGGTGTCGGCGAGACCGGTTCGAAGTGGAGGGATTGCCATGGGTGCCTTTCGGAAATGAAAAAGGCCTCCCGAAGGAGGCCTGTGCGTCGAAGAGTTGAAGGGCTACCAGCCCTTGAGGGTGAAGTCGGCAGTTGCGCCGGAGACGGCGACGCCGGCGGAGTTCAACGCGCGGGCCACGGGGGCCAACGGGGTCGTCTTGGTGATCTCCACCGTGCGCGCCCCGGAGCCGCCGGCCTGCAAGGTGGCCTGCACGGTCTTGATCGAAGTAAACGGCTTCGTGTACGGCAGCGTCGTGCCCAGCGCATTGATGGCCAGGTCCGGGATCTGCTCTTCCATGTCCGGCGCGTCGACGGTCAACATCATTTGCTGCAGGATGCCCCGCTCGACGCCGGCGCCGATGGTCACGCGGAACTGGTAGACCTCGTTCTTTGCGATCAGCCGGCCCGGCCACGGCTGCCATGCCCCGGGCCCGTCATAGAACGGATCGGCATCCGGCCCATACATCGAATCGTTGTCGGCGCCGTACAGAGAGCCCGATCCCGAGAAGCGGTAGTCGATGTGCAGGTCGGTCCCCTGCACCTGCGTGGCGAGCGTCATGATCGAGCCCGCCAGCGCCGAGGCGATGGGAATCTCTTGCGTCACGAACACCATTTGCCCGTAGGCGCTCGGCTCATAGAACGAGTCGAGATCCGCGCCATAGAAACTCTGGTCGTCGGTGCCGTAGAGCGAGTCCAGCGCGTCCGCGGAAGGGTCGCCGCTTACCAGCGTCCATCCGCTCTGCTCGCCCGCCTGGAAGGGCCAGCCCAGCGCGTCGAAGTCCCACTGCTCGATGATGTTGGCAATGGGCGGATCGCCCAGGTTCATCACGATGTTCGCCGTCACCAGCGATTGGTTGCCGGTGGTGTCTTGAGCCTTGCCCATGATCGTCACGATGCCGCCCGGGCGCGTGATCAAGTCGTATGGGCTTTCCGTGATCAGGCCGGTGTGCAGTGGCGCCGCGCTGTTCCAGTCGGTGTTGTTGCCGTACTGGAAGCGGAACACGAAGCCGGCCAGGTCGGGCACGCGCCGCGGCAGGCTCCAGGACAGCACGCTCCCGGAGATCGTCAGGTTCTCGATGGCGGGCGGCGGCTCGGTCTTGCCGATCACCTGGACGGTGTACTGCGTGCCCCAATCGCTGCTCGCCAAACTGTTCGTCGTTCGCCCGCGGATCAGCACGACGGCCAGATCATCGACGCCCGTCAGCCGCGCCTCGGTCGCATCGCCGGGAACGATGACGCTCCGCCAATCGCCGTTCGGGAGAACGAGAAACTGCACTTCCACGTTGCCGCCGGAAACGATGGAGGCCTCTTGCACCGGCAGCCACTGCACGCGAATGCTGTTCACCACCGTGCCGTCCGACTGCACGATGAGGTCGCCTTCGCCGCTGGTGATCGAGGTAAACGCTGGCGGATAAATATCCCATGGCTTCGGCAACCCGCTGTTCGGCGCAGAGCCGCCAGGCAGGTAGCCGGCGCCGTACTGGAAGATCGTCGCCGTCGTTTCCTTCAGCGTCAGCATCACATACCCACTGGACACGAAGGTGCGGTTCAGGATGCGGAACTCTTTGGCCACCCAACCGTATTTCGCGAGGGTGAGCGTGACGCTGTCGAAGAGCTCGAGCGGGTAGGCGCGCAACTTGAATGGCAGCGTGACCGTGAGCGGGTCGCGGGTGTCGCGCAGCATGATCCCGCAGATGTGATAGGCCTGCCCGCCGTAGAAGACCGCCGGCATGGTCACCTCTTGCAGAAGCTCTGCGCCGTCGTCGTCGACCAGCGCAGCCGCCCGGAAGGGCATCAAGGGGACTTCGAGATAGTTCTCGTCCTGGTTCCAGATGCGTGCGACCACCATATTTATCTTCTCGACGCGCGGCTTGTGCGGGCTGATGCCGATCGGCGTCTGCGAGACGGCGCTATCGCTGCCTCGCTGCACGACCGCGAGGTCGGCATCCGTGAGATTCATGACCGGCGCCTGGTACACGCCGGCTCGCGCGTAGAACTGGCCAGCCGCATACGCCCATTCGCCGCCCATCGCCTGCGCCAGGTCGTCCAGCACATCCCGCGGCGCGGCGCCGAAGGGCACCACCATGGCCGCGCGATACATCGGCACGAGGTCGGTGCCGAAGTAGCTGATCGGAATGTCGCAAGCGTTCGCCTGGGCGATGATCCGCGTCTCTTCAGCGGCCGTGATGTTCGAGCGCTTGCCGAACTGGGGGTGCGTGAGGACGTGCCGCATCATCACGGCCGGGTTTTCGGTGAAGGCGGTGTTTCCCGTCCGCGGGTCGTAGCACTTCGCGCCGCGGACCTGCGCCGTCACATTCGGCAGGCCAGTGGGGAACGAGGTGTCTTCGTAGACGAACTCGCATTCCAGGTAGGCCACGCCCCGCGCCCGATGCTCCGATGTCCAGATGCCGGGCAGCAGCAGCTGCATGCGCGCGTCGGCGGCCTGGTCAGGAGCGCCGAGGTGAACGAACACGCGAGCCGTGGAAAGGAACTGCTGCCACTGGTAGGTGATCGTATACAGGGCGCCAGGCTGCGGATCTGTGATGCTCAGCGTGTTGCCGACCAGCGTGTACGCGACGTTGCTGGCGCCGTTCGGATAGGAATACGGGTTCCCCGCTTCGGACTCCGAGACCGAAAGCACCGAGAGCGTGCCGGGGATGGGCGAGTGTTCGAGCACCCGCACCGGATGCCCGTCCGTCTCCTTGACCGTGAGCTTGTTGTACCGGCCCCATGGCGCCGTGGTGACGTTGCCATCCCCGTCCAACTCGACCGGCGTCTCGTTGAAGAAGATCCGCTCGACGCCATCGATCTCGTGGCCGGCCAGCGCCAGCACCGACACGAACACCGCGTTGTATGGCGCCACGCTGGTCTGATAGAACGCTGCACCACCCACCCGGGTGCGGCCGAGCACGAGCTTGCGAGGCTCGACGGTGCTCTGCGAGTTCTCCATGCGGTCAACAATGGATGCCTCGTACTGCGCACGCTGAGTCCGCCTGGCCTTGCTCTTCTGCGCATTCGACATCGCGAGCGTGGCGACTAAGGTTGTCGCGTAGACGGCCACCGTGATCGCCGTAGCTGCGGCGCCCGTGGCCCCTGCAGCTGAAATGATCGCCGGGGCGAGTGCTTGAGGCATCAGATCTTCCAGGCGGCCAAAGCCGCAGTCATTTCAACGATCACGGCGCCGTCTTTGCCAGGTGCAAGCGCGCCGGGGCCGTTGCACACCCCGAGCAGTTCCCGTCCTTCGTTCGTCAGCAGCACTACGTCGCCAACGGCCGCCATCAGCGGCGGCACGGATGGGCCGAGCAGCGAGCACGCAAGCACGCTCAAGCCGCCGCCGGTCTCCACCAGCCGCGCCGCGGCGAGCGGGCTGTCGTAGGGCTCGAAGCTCGCCATCGGGTCTTTTCCGGTGATGGCCAGCACCGCGCCGGCGGCGAAAGTGCAGCAGTCATTCGTCCCCCAAGCGAAAGGCATTTCCGCCCGCTCTTTCGCGAACGCGGCGAAGCGTTCCTGCCAATCCGCGCGTCTCATTTGCCGCTCACCGCAAGGAGCCACTGCTTGCCGGCCCAGACGATCGGCTTGCCCTTCTGCGAGTTCACGAACTCGAAGGCGCGGTCGCCCGGATAGAGCTGCTGCTGGTCGACATTGCTGTAGGTCAGCGTCGATCCACGCAACAAGTCGCCCGCCGAGCTCTCGGCAGTGACCGCGATCGTGCAGGTCTCACCGTCTTCCGAGATGTTCATGGTGTCCATGTGGCCGTCCCAGTCGATCACGGCGTCGATCACCATCCCCGCCGCGTTGACGATGGCCAGCAGGATCGTCAAGGGCGTGCCTTGCACGATGGCCGCGTCATCAAGGGCCAGCGCCAGGTACTCGCTGGGCACGCCGGAAATCGCAAGCTGCAACCCCTTGATCTCGCCCGGCGAATCGTCGATCTCGGAGATCGTTCCGAGGCCCGCGGCGCCCTTGTAGGTGAACGAGCCCCAAACCAAATCTCGGTTTGCCGAGCACAGCGCGATCGGGAAGCCCGCGAACTGCATGAGCGCCAACTGCGCGACGGAAATCTCCGTCGCGGAAAGCTCCGCGACGGTCGGGCCAGAAAGCACCCTCATCAGATGGCCTCCACGAAGTCGATGGAGACACCGCCGGCGTAACCGCTGAAGTACTGGAAGCCCGGCTGCGACACCTTGCGGAAAGGCGCTGTCGGCGCGTCCCAGACCACGGCGCTGCCGGCGACGATGGCATAGCGCAGGCGGTTGACGATCTTCACTACGAGGAGGCCCGCGCCGTTGGCAACCGCGTCCTCGGCGACCTGCAGCAACAGCCCGGACACGCCGATCATGTCGCCCATCGTGAGCGTGGCGCCCGCCGTGGTGTTGACTCCAACGACGCCGGCGCCCGCTGCAGCTGCCTGGGCCGTGGGCGCACCGCGCATCGACCCAACAGGCTGGCGGCGCTTCATGTGCCACAGGAGGCAGGTGTTTGTCATGCCGCGCAGCGCGTTCAGGAACGCCTCGTTGCGGGCTGCATTCTCCTGATACCCCAGTGGCAAGCTCAAGGAAACAAGCCACCGGTCATTCATCTGGTCCACGACCTGCTCACTGCCGCCGAAAGGAGACCCGAATGCGCGTTGGTTGGTCGACAGCTGCATCGAGAACGACTCGACTTTGAAGGATGGGGGAAGCGCAATAACGGTCATTCCTGTCCCCCATACGCGCGGCTGCGGCTGAACCTTGCGGCCGTCTGGCGCTGCGCCGTCTGCACGGCTTCGAGCACCATGCTCTTCGAGGCCACGTCACCCACCGTCATCTGATAGATCACGGTCGTTCCACCTCCACCGCCGAGGGCGTGATTCGGAACGATGGAGCCCGGCACGCTGGGGATGAAGACTTCAGGACCGCGCTCGCCGACGATGCTGGGGAGGCCGACAGGCGGCTTGCCACCGTCGGCGAAGAAGCCGCCGAACCACTTGCCGATCGACCCGAGGATCTCGCCGAGACCACCACCCGAAGACCCGGCAAGGCTCGTGCCGAAGTTGCCGTTCTTCTTCAGAAGATCGCCGATCTCGTCGCCACCGAGCGCGCCAAGCAGGCCATTTGCAATCGGCCCGGTGATCGTTCGCTGGATGCCGACGCGCACGAGATCCGCAATGATCGAGTCGGCCAGGCCTTTGACACCGCCCTTGCCGGTGGTGACGAACTTCACGAGCGCGTCTTCGGCGCCACGGAAACCGTCGGTGAATGCTTTCTCGGTGGTCGCCGACACATTGGCGATCGCGTCGGCGTAGTTGGCCAGGGCGGTCGTCGCGCCCGTCTGCCAGTCCGCCTGCTTCGACTTCAGCGCATCGAAGTACGCGGTCTGTGCCGTCAGCGCGTCATCGAGTGCCTTCTTGATCCGCTCGACATCCTCCTGGTACTTCGCCGAGCCGAGTTGCCCGTTCTCGCCGGCGGTCTTGTTCGTCGCATTGATGTAGCGCTGAAACTCGTTGCGGATCGAGCGCTGGGCCTCGACTTCCTGCCGTGCGCGATCGCCGCGGCCCAGGACATCGAGGCTGCGGGCGCTCTGCTCGTTGCGCGAGTCCTGGCCGGAGCCGATCGACAGGTTGATCGCGTCCACCTGCTGGCGGTACTGCTTGGCATCCTCGGCCGACTTCTTCGTGATCTCGGCGATCTTCTTTTCGAACTCGATCTGATTGGACAGGCCGACGTTCTTCTCCAACTGCGCACTGATGCGCTCGCGATCGGCGAGCAGGCTCTGCTGATCGGCCGTGAGGATCTTCTTGCCCTTGAGGTCCGCAATCAGCTGCTGGAACTCGACCTGCTTCTTCTGTACCTCGGTGATCTTCAGTTCGCCGTCGAGCTGCGATTGCAGCGAGGCCTCGGTCTGCTTGAGCGCCTGCAGCATCTTGTCGCCAGCATCGTCCTGGAAGGCCTTTTCCTTGGCGCCCTTGGGGCCGCCGAACTCCCTGCGGATGGCGGCCTCGCCCGCGGCCACGTTCTTCGGGTCCAGGAGCGCGCTGTCGGGGCTACGCTTGCGCAGGTCTTCCAGGTTGTCGCGGTACTTCTTCAGTTCGCGGCTCACCGCATCGATGCCCTTGGCCTTGTCCTGCCACTTGGCGACATCGCCCAGGGCGTTGACCGCGGCCGTTTCGTCGCGGGCGACCACGCCCTGCGAGAAGCCGCGCAGCCGCTCCTGCAGTTCCTTGACGGACGCCAATGCGACATTGGTCGATGCGTTGCGCATCTGGACCTCGAAGTCCGACTTGCCAGTGACCGGTCCGCCGATGGGACCGCGGGCCTGGAGTTCGGACAGGACCGTGCGCGCATCAGAGAGCGCTTCGCTGGCGGTCTTCGGGCGCCCGATGCCCATCATCAGGTCCCACGCCTTCTTCGCGTCGTCACCCATCAATCGCCAGGCCCGCGCGAGGACGCCGGCGGTTTCCTTCACCTCGGCCAGGCGCTGGTTCGTAATGCCGGCGGCGCTGGACACTGCGAGCGCAGCGGCCTCTTCCTTGCGGCCCTGCTCTTCCAACGTGCGAATGCGCTCGAGCGTCGTCGCCGTCAGGTGGTGCATCGTCTCGTTGAGCTTCTCCGATGCCTTCGTCGGCTCGTCTGCCAACTTGGTGAAGGTGGATACCGCTTCGTCAATCGACGTGCCGAGGACCCGGTTCATGCCGGAGACCGCGGCGCCGACGGAGACGATCGACTCCGAAGCGATCTTTCCGCTGGCGGCAAGCTTGGCCACCGACTCGGCGGCGACCGCGTTCGTGCCGCCCATATTGGTGATTTCGGCGGCCTGGTCCTGCAATTGGGAAGCCGTGGTGCCTGCGTAGTTGCCCGTGAGGATCAACGCCTTGTTGTATGCGGCGGTCTGCTGCTCGCCTTTGTAGAACGCGAGCGCGAGCAGCCCCGCCGCCGCTGCGGCCAAGGTGAAGGGGTTCACGAGGCCAAGGACATAGCCGCCCAGGGCGCGGGCGGCCGGGCCAATGCCGCCAAACATGTCCTTCAGCTGCCCGCCCTGTTGCAGGAGCACCGTCAGCGGCGCCTGGCCGCCCTGAATGCTGGTGATGATGTCGGTGAACTGCGCCGGCACGCCGCGCAGCGCTGCCGCCGTCGCCTTGGCCGACATGCCGACGCGGTCGATCGCTGGCGCCGTCGCGTTGAGTGCCGCTTCGGCCGCCTTCTGTTTGGCGAGCGCGGAGTCGAGCTGCGCCAGGTAGGGCTTGAGCACATCGGCAGGGATGCCTCGCTGATTCGCGAGCGCGGCGAAATACTCCGAACCCGACTTCTTGCCCGCCTCGGCGGCGGCCGTGGTGCGCTGGATCGACGCGACCATGTTCCGCGTCGCGGCATCGAGCTTCGCGGCGGCCTGGTCGCCGCCCTTCCCTACCGCGGCAACGCCTTCCGCCGCCTTCTTGCCTTCGGTGACCGCAGTGACGCCCAGATCGGCGAGGGAACGCTTTCCCACAGCGACGCCGGCCACCACCCCGGACGCATCCGCCGTGAACACCATCTTTGCGGTTAGATCGGTCATTGGTGTCCTGAAAAAAGAAAAGCCACCCGAGGGCGGCTATTGGTTTGACTGCGCACGCATGTGATGGAGTGCGCCGCGTTCCATGACGCGGATTTCTTCGAAGAGGTGCGCCCACTCTTCGTGTGGCACGCCGAGCAGCCGAAAGACTGAAGGCAGCACCCCGTAGTCAAGGCCGGTCGGACCCGAGAAACCGACGCGCCACTGGGTGGTCAAGCGCTCAAACACTTTGGTGGCGACGAGATGCTCGGGCCAGCATTCAACTGTCAGGCTGGCTTCTTCTACGGTCAGCCCAAGCTCTGCCGCTTCGTGCGGCAGAGCGTCAGGCGTGTAGATGGCCCGGGCCAGCTCGATCAGTTTTTTTCTTTGGCCTTGATGAGTTCGGCGATGTACTTGTCGCGGATCGCCGCCGGCGCGGTGATGTAGTTCTGCGCGAGGCGCTTCACGTTCTCCACGTTGAACGGCTCCACCAGTTCCCAGCCGCTGGCCACGGACATGACCTGGTCCTCGATCGACAAGTCGGTCAAGGTCTTGATGAAGTCGTCCATTTCGTCGCGGGTGCGATGCTTGAACGTGAATTCCACAGCGACCGGCTCGCCGCCGGGCTGGCAGATCTCGACCTTCGCGTTGAAGGTCGGGTTCGGGTTGAGGTTCAGCCGTGCCATATCAGCTTGCGTAGCGGATGAACAGACCCTGGCTGCGGAAGGTCGCCTGCACGGTCATGATCTGGTTCGCGTCGAGCTTCGGCTCGGGGTCGAAGCCGACGTTCACGTTGTAGTAGATGAAGCCGCCGTTCGGCAGCGCCGCACGCAGGATGCGGTTCTTCACGTCTTGGTCCGCGGCGATGAGGATCGGATACCAGCTCATGGTCGGGTCGTCCGCCAGCGTCAGGGTCAGCAGCTTCGCCTTGCGGAAGGTGTTCTTGCTGCGCTCGACGCCGTCCTCCAGGTAGGTCCACTCGACCGACTGCTGCTCACCGCCCGACGATGCGTTCTGCATCACCTGCGAGAGCGGCGCCCAGGTCAGCACCTTGCGCACCGAGCCCAGGCCGCCCAGGGCCGGGTACTTCGAGACGTTGGTGGTGTCGTGGCCTTCGAGGTTAAAGGTGCCGGCAGTCGAGCCCGAGACCCGCGCGGGGCGGTCGTTGATGCCGGTCCAGGCCGAGGTGATCTCGATGATGTCGCTGTTCACGAGACCGTGAGCGGCCGCCGTGGCGACCGGCGGCGCGGCGTTGGTAAGCGCGGTCACCGGAATGGCCGCGCCATACGTTGCGGCCAGCGAGAAGACGGTGCCGTTGGGGAGAAATGCAGACATGGTGAAGGCCTTTCAGAAACGAAAAAACCCGCCGGAGCGGGTCGATGGACAAGCCCGGAGCGGGCAGAAAAAAGCCCGCTCAAGGCGGGCCGGGTTGAAAGGAAGTGCGGTCTAGCGGTTGGACCAGATGCTGAAGTCCTGCCGCGAACCGCGCAGCTTTGTGACGGCATCGCGATCAGCAGTGCGGCCGCCGATCAGCTCGACTTGAAAGAGAGTGGTCAGCAGCATCGCGTTCTCGATCTGCAGGGCGATCGCTGCCGCATCTTTGCGCGTGTCAGCCCAGACGGCGACCTGGTAGCGACCGTTCTTCTTCGAGGGCAGCGCCCGCTCGAGGTACTGAATCGAGGTTCCGGTGATTTCCTGGTAAACGATGTAGGGCGTTACGGCGCCTTCGTCGGCCACGTCGGGATATGCGCCGCCGGCAGCGAGCCCATTCAGCAGCGTGTGGAGATCAGCTTCTACCGTCATATCGCTTCCCCTACTCGCTTGACTAGATGCGCGCGAGCCACCTCGAGCGCGAAATCGACGCGGGCGGCATAGGCCGGTCGGATGAATGGATGCGCTGGTGCGCGGCTGGTGCCGTACTCGACCATGAACCCGTAGGGCACCTTCTGGTGATTCCACGAGATGTGATACGTGGCCTTCATCTGGCCGCTGTTGTCCTTTGAGAACACCTGATAGATCGCGTTGCGCAGGCTGCCTGGCTCGAAGAGGTAGCGCACCCCCGTTGACTTGCTGTTCTTGCCGTAGAAGTAGTGCGACTCGGCGGACATCGGCACGCGGATGCGCGCTTCGAAATACAGCTCTTCGGCGCCGGCCTGCGCCGCCGGTCGGATCGACTCCTCGGTCGCGAGCGCGACGCCATCGAACCACGCTTCGGCGCCGCTCGTATCGAAGCCGATATGAAAGGCGCTGCCGTCTGGGTTGCCGCGGCCGTTAGCCATCGTTGGCGCCTGTCTCGCAGACCAAATCGATGAACTGGCGGCTCTGCTTGTTCGGGATCACAGCCTTGATGTCGTAGATCCGGCCTTCGTCGTCCAGCACGCGCATGCTCGCGAGCACGTCGGTGCGGCGGCGGATGCGGATGCTGGCCTTGATCACGCTGACGACCCCATCCGCGCGCACGGCTTCGAGCCCCGAAGGAAAGCGGATGTCGGCCCAATCGGTATCCAGAAGCACCCAGCCGGGGATCGTCTCCCCGAGCTCGTCCTTCACACTGCCGGCCTGCTGGATCGTGATCCAGTCCTTGAGCGTGCCGCTGCGCATCAGTAGCCCAGGTCGACCCGGTAGGGGGTCAGCAGGTGTTTCGAGCCCGTCGGCAATTGCGCGACGGTGACGGCGGCCACCACGTCCTCGCGGTTCTCGAACAGGTGCCCGAGGATCAGCAGGATGCCCGCCTTGATAAGGTCGTTCACTACGATGCCGGAGCGTGTCTGCCGCGCGGCAGTCTGAGCCTCCCGATAGACGGCATTGGCGTAGTCCCGGCTTGCCTCGCGCGCGACCGGGTCGGTGATCGCGTCCGTGGCCGTCAGCGCGGCCGCATAGGCGGTGCCGGCGGTGATGAGCGCGGCGGGCACTGCGGTGATCGCGGCCTGCAGCGTCACGTCATCGGCATAGACGCGACGATTCAAAAACTTGATGGCCAGGATCTCGGCCGCGCTCAGATAGGGGGCGACCTGCGCGTCTGGATAGCCCGCGCCCAAGCGCAGGTGCTGCTTCGCGGCGGGCAGGTCAACCAGTGCCATTTAGGCGGCTCCGTCCAGCAGCGCGACCAGATCGGGCTTCTTGGCGCCTTCGGGGATCGGGATGCCCTTGCCTTCGAGCGCCGCCTTGAGCTCGGTCACCGTCAGGCCGTCGGAGGGTTTCGGACCGTCAGCGACGGTATCGGTGGTGGGCTCCACGTCGTCCTTCGGGTTGACGTACTTCCCGGAGAAAGATTCCTTCACGAGGTGGCGAGCGAAGGCTGCATCAGTGCGAAGAATGTCGCCTTGCGACAGCACGCCGTAGCGCTGCGTGATGGTCTGGGTGAGGATTTCGACTTCGACGAGTTCCATGGTGGCTCCTTGGAAAATGAAGAGGGCCGACCGGAGCCGGCCCCCGTTGGCTTAGGCCGGCACCAAGTCGCCGTAGCGAGCGGCGGCCGGCTTCTCGACCGTCAGCGCCAGGCGGCGCTCGGCGCGGATCGTGATCAGGTTCAGCTGGAAGTTGTTTTCGTCGCTGTCCGACATTTCGACCACGACGCCCTCGCGAATCCACAGGGTGGCCGCTTGCGACAGGCTGCCGACCCACACCTTGCCGGCGGGCATGGCGTTCGAGGCGACCACGCTGGAACCGAACAGCTGCGGCACTGCGGCAGAGCCCGGATCACCCAGCAGGTAGCGGCCTTGCGAGTCCTTCGCGAGGCGCAGCTTCCACCAGTCGCCGGTGTTCAAGACCACCACGTCGGCCGGGTAGTCGGCCAGCGCGGCATCGCCCATCGCCGCGCCGATCAAATCGAAGCGGTTGTTCGTCAGGCCGGCTGCGGTCAACGACGCGGCGGTATAACCGTGCGCCGTGAAGTTGCCGGCGTTCAGAAGGCCGTTGATGTTCGGTGCGACGCCATTGCCGACCAGCAGCTGGTTCTCGACGCGCAGATTCACGCCGTAGACCATGCGGCGATTGATGTACGCGGCCAGGGCTGCGTTGTCCTTCGCGAGCTGGCGGGTGATCTTGATCCAGTGCGCCACGGTCGAAATCGGCATGGTGCCGGGCGAGAACGTGATGCTCGATTGCGGCTTGATCAGGCCTTCTGCGGTTTCCGCGGCAGCATTGGTGAACACGTTTTCACGCACCCAGTCGATGGCCGGTGCCGAGGTCGGGATCTTGGTCAGCAGATCCTCGATCGTGAACAGGCGGAAGGCGCCTTCGACGATGCCGGGACGGCGCTCGCTGAAGGTGTTGCCGATCGCGTTCGTGACCGTGTTCTTCAGCTCGATGCGCACGCGACCGTGGGCGTCGGCCTTGGTGAAGCCTTCGAAGGCCGCATCCTTGACGAACTGCTCGCCGTAGCCGTCTTCCTGCTTGGGCAGGTCGTCCTTGGCGGCCTTGCGCTCTTGTTCGAGCTTCAGCAGACGGTCAGCCAGCTCACGCTGCTCGATACCAATGGTGTCGATTGCGGTCTTGGTGTCGTCGGCGACCTTGCCGAGGGTCTTCATTTCACCGTCGGCCTTGTCGGACATGGCTTTCAGCTTGGTCTCGACGTTGTCGAGGGCTTTGAGGATTTCTGCGGACATGGTGTGTCCCTTTCGGAAATAAAAAAGCCGCCTCGAAGGCGGCCGGTTGCGGGCTTGGTGTTTGCGTCAGGCGCTGAGTTTCTGGATTCGCTCCAAGATCAATGCCGTGGTTTTCGCTTCTGCGTCATCTCGGGCATCCCGCCCCTCAAAGATCGCTTTCGCGCGGGAGACGATCGCCATCGCCTCCCACTTGCCCAGCCCCGCATCCCGCAGCAGCCGTTCAATGTCTCGCTCGGTCTTGCACTCGGGCAAGAGAGCTTCGAAATCCATGCTCTTCACGCTGGCCAGGTCGACCTTGGCGAAAGAGTCAGCGGGGAAGGTGACGATCGACGCCTCGGGCAGACGGGCAATCTTCTTGATGGTCCGGCCGTTGGTGGTCTCGTCGAAATCGCCCTTCTTCAGGCTGTATCCGATGGAGAGGGAATCGACCGTGCCGTGCTTCAGCGCGGCTTGCACCTCTGCCGCCTTGGAGTTGCCGGGCGTGAATTCGCCGGTCATGAGCAGCCCGTAGTCGTCCTCCTTGGCTTCCACCCACTTGCCGATTGGAACGGCGTAGCTCTCGTGGTTAAAGAACATCTTCGGCAGGCCATACTTCTTCAGGGTCTCCACATAGGCGCCCTTCACGATCGTGTCGCCGTAGCTGTCGACCTTGTTGAAGACTGAGGCGTAGCCGGTGAAGGTCTGCTCGCCGTCCATTTTGAATTGGGCGTCGGCGAGCGGCAGAAATTTGCGTTCCATGAGGTTCCTTTACTGGGCGACGTTGTCGCCGTTGCCGCCGGATGCGCCCGGCTTGACCTTGCCCAGCAACTCGATGGGCAACAGGTTCGCTTGCACGGTGAGGAGATCGCCGCCTTCGACGGGCGGATCGTTCTCGAGTTGTCGGGCTTCGTTGCGCGTCTTGAGGCCGTTCTGCACGGCCTTCGCGTACACCTCGAAGCGGTCTTTGATGTTTCCGCGCAGCAGCGCGTCGAGGCTGACTTCGGCGCTCATGCTTGCGCGCTGGCGGGGCGTCATCACCCGTTTGCGCACGGCTTGCTCGATGTTCACCAGCATCGGGCGGACAGAAAGCTTGTACCAACCGTCGATGATCTGTTCGATGCCGCTGCCCCAGGCGGAGACGCCCGACTGGGCGTGATGCACCAGGATTGGAGGAACGTCCATCCAGCGGCAGATCTCTTCCACCCCCATGCCGCGCGCTTCGAAGAGCTGCTGATCCTGCGGAGACAGGCTCAACTGCTGATATTTCATGTTCGCTTCCAGCACCGCCAGGCGAGACGTGCTGCCCGAGGCGAGTTCGCCGTATTGCGTCTTCAACCCGGCCCGCTGGTCAGGCGTCAGCGCCGTATCGACCATCAGAACGGCCGTGGGCTTGCCGCCATTGCCGAATATCTTGGAGGCGCTCTCTTGGGCCTTCGCCATCTCGTCGGTGGTCGAAGCCATGTAGTCCAGCTTCGCGAGGCCGATGGTGCCGTTTCCGAGGTTCTTCAGGTGCAGCACGTTGTCGGATGACAGCACAGCGATCTCGCCGGCGATCATGTATTCGTAGACCATCGACCCGTCGTCGAGAACGATTGGTCGTACCTGGTCGGCGGGCATCGGCCACAAGGCAATGGCCTCGCCCATGCTCTCGCGTTCACCTGGTGCCGCTCGGTCGATCCGCGCATACGCGTTGCCGCGCAGATCGTGGTTCATCATCATCGCCCGCCAGAACTCGAACGGCGTCATACGGCTGTTCGGGCTCTCGTGCAGCAACGAATAGAGCCGACTCGTGCGCGCCAAGACCTTCTGCCCGCCCGACTCCTTGTATGCGAAGTACGGCAGGCTGGCCACGACATTGGCGCGACGATCGATACAGGCCCAGACCGCGGCGAGCTGCAACGCCGCATCGGGGGCGAGCGCCTTCGTCCCCAACACCAGCGCAGCGGACGGGAGGCCCGTCTGCTGGCCGGTGTTTTCGCCCAGGGCTGTGCCGCCCCAGCCGAACCAGCGACCGACAGATTGAAGGATATTGGCCATTTAGAAGACGAGCGGGCTCGCCAGAATTGCGTCGATGTTCATCGCCGGCATTGGGTTGAGGGACATCAACGTCACGGCGTTGAAAACCGCCATCAGCGGGTCGATCTTTGCGGTGCCCGATGCCTGCTTCGTGATGACGATCGCGTTGCTTCGGAGCTCCACCTTCGCATTGCCCACGCACCAGGCCATCAAATCTTGGTCGCCGTGCAGCAGGGCACCTTCGGCGAGCTTTCGCTCAGTGGTTTTGATCGCGCCGTTGAGCTTCCAGCCCTGGCTGATACCGATGATCTTTTCCTGCGGCACGCCGGCCTCGATCAGCGCATCCAGGATGGCGCCGAGCCCCGCGGGGTCGCAACCAACCTTGTCGAGCAGCCCGGACGCTTCGCAGCGAGACACAAGGTCGGCGACTTCGATCACGTCGTCGCCCATGTCGCGAACCAGCGTCAGATCACCCTGCTCCGCGAAGTCCTGCAGACGGGGTGCGATCTCTTTCCGGCGCTCCAGCACCGAAGGGTGAGCCCAGGCATGCGTCCAGATCAACCATTTGCGCGTGATCTTGTGGCGGCCAATGATGCAGAGCCCCAGCAAGTCGTCCAGTCCGCCGCCGTCGACGCCGGCATCCAGCACCTCGGACCACTCGATGAGGTAGTCGAGCGTGACGGGATGCGCTGCTTTTGCCGCTTTCCAGAAATCGGCGCCGGCCCAACGGTCCGACCGCAGGTTCATGCCGATCTCGATGTTCAGGTGCTTCGCCAGGAACTTCTGGAACGACCCGTCCGTCTTCGCCCGATGCTTTCGCATCTCGTCTTCGAGCCACTCGGCGCTCACCGAGCGGTCGATGTTCGGGTTCGTGATGTAGAAGTTCGCCGGGTCGGTGTACGCCTTCGACTCGACCATGGCCGTCGGGAACTCGTAGATCACGCCCAACGATTTGCGGTCCACGATCTTCCCGTCACGGACATCGCGGTAGTAGCCCAGCTTCTCCTTGAACACACCGGCCGGCGGTTCCTCGCTCTGTGTGGAGAGATAGATCACCCAGCCTTCATCTCGCGACACCTGGCCGCCTGTGGCCTCCATGAACATACCGACGGCGTTGGGCTTCTTGCCGAACAGCCAATGCTCATCGACCAGTACTCGGCCCGACTTCTTGCCGGACACCGTGTCCGTGTCGGCGGCGACAACCTTCAGCGAGGCGCGTGTTACGCGGTGCGTGATCGTGCGGATGTGGTCCTGAACGTGGAACAGCGCCGAGAGTTCCTCGTCGGCTCGCACCATGCCGGCCGCCGGCTTGAAGCTGTTGTCGGCGACCTCCTTGGTGGGCGCCAGGATCAGGTGCTCCTCTTCGTTCCGCCAGCACAGGATCACCGCGGTAAGCATGATGCCGGCGGCGATGGTGGACTTCGTGTTCTTCTTGCTGATGAGCAGGAAGAACTCGCGAATCAACTGCTTGCCGGTCTCGGCGTCATAGGCGCCGAAGATGACTGCCACGAAATCGAACACCCACTGATCGCCGCACTCGCCGAAATTCGGGCTGCGATACGCGCCGTCATCACCGATGGACGGGTCCCAGACCGTTTTGGGCAGATCCACGACCTGCAATTGCTTGAAGATGGCCAGCGCCGCCTGCGCCTGGTCGGCGTAGATCGGCGGCGGAATGATCGACTTGCGCTCGACCAGCCGGCGCTCCCAGTCCGGGCAGGCAGTCGTCCATTCCATGGTCAGACCTTCTTACCGCCCGCGGCCACCAGCTTCGGCGGCGCGGCCGGCGCAAAACGCCCTGCCACTCGCTTCGCAGCTTCGCTCCTCTCCTCCTTCTTGCCGCCCTCGCCCTTTTTGGAATGGCAGTAAGGCGCCGCGAGGGATGCCGCCTGCATACGTCGGCTCCGATCCTCCTGATCGTCCCGCATGACCTCCAGCAGGTAGTCAAGCGGCGTCAGCGCGGAGAGATCGGCCGGAGGCGGCGGTTCTGGCGGCCGAACCTGCCTGAATGGCCACGATTCATCCGTTTTGAAGCCGTCTTTGTCGACCTTCGGGGCCTTTTCAGCCTTCGGTTTGGAGGGCTTCCGCCCTGCTCCTGGTCGGGCTCCGCCCCTCGGCATATTTGATTCCTTTGATAAAAGCTATTGAATTCGCCCCCTCGGGGAATTCATACAGCCGGGTTTTTTCTGCGCGTGAGGAACCGGGTGGTTTCCGGCACTTTGGGGGCGGCGACTTTTCGCCCCCCCTAGTCCTGACGTGGCTCCTGAGGGGCGCTAGGCGGGCCGTTGCTGCCCGATCAGGCCTTCCGTAGGGGGGGCACAGCCTATGCTGTGAAGAACCTTCAAATTCTGATCATCTAGGCATGAAAAAACCCGCGGTGATTGCTCAAGCGGGCTCTTGGGGATGGCTTGAGCCAGTGTCTATATCTTGTTCTTATAAGTGCTCGTCTTCGGAGTCGCTCTATCCAGCTCAGGCAACTCAATATCCAGATAGTCCCTGAGCGTCTCCGACTCGAGGGCATCTTCAAATGCGCCCAACAGGGTTTTCAGCATCTCCTCCAGAGGCCCGCCGCAAACTGCAGCTGGCTTCGCTTGATCCAGAGCTTCCAACGCCCTTCGACAAGTTGGCTGCGTCACCGGAACGGCGACCCCCAATGAACGAATAGCCTCCGATAGATCAGCCCGCGTATGCCTTACCGGCAGGACCGTAGTCAACTGGGCTCTTATAGTTTCCAACGCCTGATCCGGGGTCTTTAGCGCAGTTGTTTCGAAGTCGATTGGCTTCACGACGTAATAGTCCGAAGGTGGCCGTTATTGACGCCTTCACTCGCGGGCGTTTAATCGGGCATTGACCTCGTCGATGTCGAAGGCGCGAGGATCGAAGGGACGGCCGATCCATTCCTTCATCTCGATGTGCTCGGGATGCTGAGGATCGACCAGCGCTTCGAGGAACTCCTCGTAGCCCAGTGACCCGCCCACGTCTTCTGGCGGGCATGCGTTCTCGCCGCCGACGCACTGTGCATACTCAATCGGTGAGTCCAGCTTGACGATCTGCTCAACCTTGATCTTGTGCCACCAGCTGTCGCCGAAGTCGTAGAGATACTCGAAGGTTTTGCGCGTGCCGAGCGCCTCGGTCAACGTCACGTCCTCCTCGGGCATCAGGTCATCGGGGAACTCCCGTCCTGGCTCCGTTGCTCCGTAGTGGTCGCGACCGAAGATGAACTCGTGCACGTGTCCGCCGTCCCATCCCATGCCCCATAGCAGCATCACGTGCAGGCGTGGCAGTTCGATCGTCAGTGGCACCAGCAAGCGTCGCCACACCTTCGGACGCACGTCCTCGATTTCAACGTACAGCTGCCAAGCGTGGAGGTCTTTCTGAGTGGAAGTCGTGCTCATGACGGCACTGTAGCGCCAGCACAATGCGGGTGAATGTCCGCGGTGCGCGCAAGCCTTCAGGCCACTTTGGCCTCCGGCGGGTGCCACGCCGTTTGCAGCTGTGGTGCCACAACCCAGGGCAACAACTCGTCGATCCGATTGATCGGGTGGTCGGCGATGCGCTCCAGCACATAGCGCAGATAGGCCTGTGGATCTACACCGTTGAGCTTGGCCGAGCCGATCAATGTGTACAGCACTGCCGCACTGTTGCCGCCGGCATCGGAGCCGAGATGCAAGAAGTTCTTCCTGCCGATGGCAACCCCACGCAGAGCCCGCTCGGCCGCATTGTTATGCGCCTCGATCCGACCGTCGTCCACGAAGCGAGTCAATGCCGTCCAGTTGCTCAGCGAATAACCGATGGCCAACGCCATCGGCGACTTCGCCGAGAGCTGCGCCAAGGTCGTCTCCAGCCAGACCTTCAGATCGTTGAGCATCGGGCGTGTGCGCGCTTGCCGAATGCGCATGCGCTCATCGGGCGGCCGGCCGCTGATCTCGGCCTCCACCTTGAAGACCTTGCCGATGCGCTGTAGCGCCTGGTGCGCCAGCGTTCCGACCAGCTTGTGCTGGCGCTCGTGGATGTCCCACAGCTTGCGCCGTGCATGGCTCCAGCAAGCCGCCTCGACCACCCGGGCGTCTTCATACAACGGGTGGTAGCCAGCAAAGGCATCAGCTTGCAGGATTCCCTTGAAGTGCCGCAGGTGGCGCACGGGATGTTCGCCCTTGCGGTTCGCCGAGTACTGGAACCACACCGCCGGCGGCGCTGTGTCGCCGCTGGGTCGGTCGTCCCTCACGTACACCCACAGGCGGCCAGTGCGCGCCTTGGCGCCGGCGCCGCCGAGCACGCGGATCGGTGTGTCGTCGCCATGGATCTTGTCGGCCGCCAACACGTAGCGGCCAATGGCTTCGGCCAGCGGGCTCAGCAAGCGTGCCGCCTGCGCCACCCAGTCCGCCAGGGTCGAGCGCTGCAGTTCGACGCCCTCACGGGCGTAGATCTGGCACAACCGGTAAAGAGGCGTGTGGTCGCAATACTTGCTCACCAGCACGTGCGCGAGCAGGCCGGTGCCGGCCATGCAGCGATCGATGGGGCGGCTCGGCGCGGGCGCCTGGGTGATCGTGCTGCAGCGCGTGCACGCGAGCTTGGGGCGAACGTGGCGCACGACATGGAAGCTGCCCGGCTCATAGTCGAGGACCTCCGAGACGTCCTGGCCGATCTCGCGCAGGCCGCGACCGCAGGCCTCGCAATCGCAACCGCCGTGCGGCGTGTGCATCACGGTGCGCCGCGGCAGATGATCTGGCAAGTCGCGCACGCCAGTGCGCTGTCGCGCCTGGCGCTTCTTGCGGCCCTGCTCGATGGACGTGACGTTGGGAGGGTGCTCGTCGTCTTCGGCGCCGGCACCTTCGGCCTGTGTCGGGGTCAATGCTGGCTGCGCGATCCGGCCGCCCACAAGTTCGAGTTGCGCGTGCTCGAGTTGCTCGCTGGAGCGACCGTACTTCATGCGACGCAAGTACGCCACTTCGACCTTGAGCTTCTCGACGGTGAGCAGCGCGATCTTCAAGGCCTCTTGGGAGCGCTGCACTTCGCCGCTGAGAGCGACGTTGGCGGCAAGCAGTTCCTGCGAGGTCATGGGCACGACTGTGCCGACCGGAACCCGCCCTTACAACCGGAGTTGTCCTGTCAACTTGGCCGGCGCTCCGCTACGCCGCTGCGCGCGGCTGCCAGGTGCGCTCGGGTCGGCGCCAGTCGATGCCTTCGAGCAGCATCGACAACTGTGCGGCGCTCAGCGAGATCGAGCCCGACCCGGCCTGCGGCCAGATGAAGCGGCCACGCTCCAGGCGCTTGGCCAGCAGGCACATCCCGTCGCCGTCGCTCCACAGCAGCTTGACCAGGTCGCCGCGCCGGCCGCGGAAGACGAAGACATGGCCGGAGTACGGGTCCTCGGTGAGAGCCGTCTGCACCTTCGCCGCCAGCGTGTCCATGCCGCAGCGCATGTCCGTCACGCCAGCGGCCAACCAGACGCGGGTGCCCGCGCGCGGGCCGATCATGCACTCTGGCGCAGCGCGCGCAGGACGCTGCACAGGCTGTCTTCGTCGACAGCGCCACGCAGTCGCAGTTGCGCGCCGGCGAACTCCAGCTCGATGACGCCAGTCCGCGGCGCCGACCTCGATGGCGACGGGGCCGACCCGGTCGACGTCGGAATCGACATGGCTTCGGTCGCCGGTGCCACCTCTATCGGCAACAGTACAGCCGGCGTCGCGTCGCCTGCGGCTCGAACATGCTCCCTGCGCCACTTGAACAGCATGTTGGCGTTGATGCCGCTGCGCAGCGCGATCGCCGACACGGACGCACCCGGTTCCAAACTCTGCCGTACCAGCTCCTGCTTGAACGCACGGTCGTGATGTCGTCGGCCGGCCTTCGAGTCTTGTTCACTCTTCATGGTGTGCACCATCTCCTTAGCGCACACCTCCAAGCGGGTCTGCGATTGAGGTCAGATGCTTCCTGCAGCCTGCGCATCAGGCAAGGACGGCCTTCGTCGGACTATTACTTCACGACACCACCGCCTCTTCATTTATTGCTCGTAGGCAAGCAGCCACCCAGACGATCTGTTTGGTCCTGCTAGAGGCTACGCCTCCGGCCTTCAGCATACTGCCTCGTCTTGAACATCCTGTGCCGCCGACTTTTCGTTGGTGACGGTGCCGAACTTGCGAAACTCTTAGTGATCGGAGCGCCGCATAAACGGCAAGTCAATGCATGCTTCGCGTTGCACCACGACAGAGCCTAGGAGCCCTGCACCCTACCTTTGGCTTGAGCCGTTGTCTTGGCCTTATGGCACGGGACATCGCACAGGGGCTGCAGGTTGTCGTCGTTGTTTGTGCCGCCGTCGGCCAGCTCGACGATGTGGTCGATGTGGTCACGGCTGGACACCCAGACCGCGCCACACTTGGCGCAGCGGTAGCTGTAGTGCTGGGCAACCCGCTCCCGCTTGGCCATCCATGCCCGTCCGCGTTCGCGCTCAACGGTGCCGGCCTTGGTCTGCAGCAAAGGGGTGCGGGTCAGACTGGCTGCCGACAGCCGAGGCTTGAGGGTTGCAAGTGTCATGACCGGTGTTCCACGCGAAACGGATCAGCCTTCATCGGCCGGCAACGTTTCGAACAGCGTGCGAGGGTCGACGAAAACCGTGACCGTCAGCACCCAAGGCTGACCTGGCTCGCCATCCAGACGCACGCTCTGCACTCGGTCGAGTTGCCGGTCACCGACCAGCACCTTTGACCCAGAGACAGACACAACACCATCGCCGGCGCCATCACGAGTCAGCAACTTGACTTGGGCCATGCGCACCTCACAAATAAGAAAGTCCGCACGCGGCGGGCAAGGATCGATCACTCGATCAAGAAGATGGGAAGTACGATTGCGCCTTCAACTAGGAGATGCAATGTCATTGAATACGCACGACGCTTACAAGACGGCAGTGGAATTGATCAAGGCAGGCCTTCAAGGGGAAGGCTTGAAGCTGAAGGGCTGTGCCAGCAGCGGAACAGCATCTTCGGCGCAGACTCAAGGATCAATTGACGCCGCGTACTTGGACACGCTAATCAAAGGTCTTGTGAAGACGTTGACCGCTTGAGAAAAAGGCCTCAACAACGGAGGCTTGAACGAAAAATCCGCCAAGCATTGCTGCAGGGCGGCCATAAGTCGCGATCTCTCAAGCGTCAATAGTTTGGCACTCTCGCCGCCTGCAATGCAGTTGCGGGGAAGTACCCGACTGAAGCCTGGGCAGTCGAACCTTCAGGAAACCACATGCATTGGAGCGAGCCATCGCCGCCCGACCCTGTGATCGTCATGATCGGCCCACCACTCTTGAGTTGAACTGTTTCGCCTACTTGCATTGCTCGAACCTCAGGTTGCGCCGACATCGGCGACGATAGATTGAGGGGGCACCACCGTTCCCAACTGGGACAAACCCCAATCAAATTACCTCAGGGGCGACCAACCGGTAGTCCGGTGAGCTACCTTTTGCCTTGCCTTGTGCGAAGTTCTTCAACCATCAACGTCGAAGCGATGAAGAGCGATTCGAATGGGTTCGCCTTGCAGTACGTATCAACCCACGACACGATTGCGTTAAATCCAACGAAATCAACCATCCTCTTGGAGTCGAAGTTCGAATATGCGATGTTCATTCCAGAGGCATAGCCCTGAATCCAACTGACCATTAAGAGTTCTTTGAAGCCGGAATTCCCGTTCGGCCCACGTGGAAGCGACCTCTCTTTGGTCCAGTCTCCGCAGTTCTGATTTGCGCCAAGACCGACTACAGCATCTTCTGCAGCCGCCAACAAAGGGAGCGAGAGCATCACCGCCGCAACAAGCATCCGTTTCACTCGCGTCTCCTCTAGTTGGACTGAGATTATGCGCAAGTGGCAAAGAAAAACCCGCCGGCTTGCGCTGGGCGGGTTCTTTTCTTTGGGCGGCACTTCCCCACTAAGGGATCCTTGCAGAGCGTGAGCCCTGGGGTGTTTCGTGCAGCCGGGACAGAGGCCGTTGTCTTAAGGGCGAAACACCGGTGTTCTTGGTGTCTGCGGTCTTGGGCGCAGATGGTACAGCATCCGCACCACGTTGCGCAACATCACTCTTCCGGGCTACGCACCTTGAACTTGTCCTTGTTCCACTGCACCGCCGTATAGCCGCGCTCCAACGAGTTGATCTGCTGCCGCGCGCGGTGGATGTAGTCGATCATCAGCGCCTCGATCACTCGGCCGTCCTTGCCGTGTGGCAGGTGACGCTCGCCAGATCCGCCGCATCCGCCCTTTTCCGGTTGCGGGCACACGCGGTTGGACAGGCGGTTCGTCCCTGACGCCGTCGTGTACTTGCGACCGCTGCAGATCGGGCACACCGGATCAAGCCACCACGCGAGCACCGAGAGCACCTTCGCGCGAGTGTTCTCGATGCCTTTGAGCTTGGCCGCCTCCTCCAACCCGTCGCGGGCGCCAGGGAGGCTCTTGAGGCACGAGATCACCCGAAGGCGCTCGCTCGTGTACCAGCGTTCGGCCTCAGCTTTGGCCGCTTCCTTCCGCTTCTTGGGCTCTTGGACGTAGTGAGCATCCATCGCAGCCTGATTGATGCAGAACGCGCTCGGGCGCAGCCGCGGCATCGCGCGATACAGCGCCTCGACGTGGTGCTCCTGCGGGCGCAACGGCTTCGCGCATCCGTCCCACTCTCCGTGCAGCATGATGAGCCGACGCCCCACGGCCTTCGGTGCCAGCGCCGCGGCGATCAGCAGCTTGTCGCGCGGGTTGCTGGACAGACGCTCCTCGACCTCGGGTTTGTCGAGCGTCTCGCTCATGAGCGCACCTCCATCGCGCTTACGGCGTCGAGGCAGGCGGCGGGGCGACAAGCCCGCAACGTGTCAGCCAGGCCGTGCGCGACGCTACGGTCTCCGGCGGCGCGGCAATGTGCGCCGAGCACGAGTGACGCGCCTGCGTGAACACGAGCGGGCCCACCGCGCAGCGCCCGAGACCGTACCGCATCAGCCCCGATTCGCGCATCCGCCATTGCTGGCAGTTCAAGCATTCCTTCATTCATGAATCACCTCTGTCATCTATAGAACCCCAGTAGGGACATACGGTTTGAATCCCGGTTCGGTGGGCAGACCTAGCCCATCCTGGGAGGCCTTCACATGTGTTCCCGTATACGGAGCCGCATGACCCGTCAGCCGTTCGATGCAAGGGCGCTAACTTCGCCACCCTTTCCCCTGTTTCAGCACCTTGTCCAACAGTAGGGGACTCACCCTGCGCCGCTGTTGTTAAACCGTGTCCAACCAGCGCAGTGAGAAAGCAATAGAGAGCTACGGCACGGCTGCCTCCTGCTGGCGGACTTGCATGAGCAGCGAGCACAAGGGCAGCAGCCCAGCGCGCTTGTGCATGTCGTTGGCGTCCTCGCCCACGACGGGGCTGATGCAGTACGGCAGGCCGGTTTCCTTAGCCGCGCGCTCCCCTGCCCCACACTTGTCGTTGTCGGCGAACACGTAGCGCCTACCGGCCTTCAACATCCCGGCGACATGCACCATGTTCGAGTCGCTGAAGCACACCAGCACTACAGCGTTGAGCCGCATCTGCCGCGCTGCAAGCTCGATGGACAAGCCGGTGGCATACCCCTCGCACAGGATGTATTCGCCCATGCGTGGGCCAAGGCGCAGCACAGCGCCCCGGGCCTGCATGCCGTAGCTCATCTTCTTTCGCCAGCGGTTCACACCGGGCTCAGATTCGCTATCTGTCCAGCGGATCGTCTGAACGCCCCGCAGTTGATTGGTCATGAAGTCGCGCATTGGCACGACCAGAGCACCGTCAGGACCGACGAGCCCCTGAGCGGTGGGCATACCCTTCAGATAGAGGTAGTCGTGCGGAGCTGGCACCGCAGTGCGCAGCAACTCGGCCGCCTTGATGGCAGCGTGCTGATAGCCGCGCTCTGTAGCAGCGCGGGCGGCGTCTCGCCTCGCCCGCCATGCGCGCTTCTCGTCTTCCGTCCAGGGCTTCGCGTCCGGGTCGTTGTACCAATGCACTCGAGCATCAGCATCCCAGCGATACACCCATCCGCGCTGTCCGTCCCAGAGGTATGCGCCGTTCTGGCTGCGCGGCTTCTCGGTGGTCCCGCAGCGGCGGATCTTGTCGCCGGCGAAGAACTTCTCCGGGTTGATCTCAACGCCGTGCGCACGAGCGAATTCGATGAAGTGAGTCATGCCGCAGCCGCCTCTTTCCGGCGCGCTGCGGCCGCGGCGATGTGGTGGCTTTGCCGCTTGCCCTTGAGCCTCTTCGCAAGTGCATCGGACACGGCCACCAAGGGCGCTGCTTCAGCGCGCCACGTCGAAGGCGGCGGGCTCCCGGTGATTTCCTTGAACTGCATGTAGGGATAGCCGGCCTTCGACTTCACCCAATCGGTCTCACGCGCGAAAGTGCAGAGTTGGTTCCACAGATCCGTCGTGGTGCCATCGAACTTCGACTTGCCCAGGAAGATCTCTTGCATCTCGCCCGCTTCGTGCGTCACCAGCGATTTGGCCGCGATCTCGAAGCCGCAGGACATGCAGCGCTGACGGAAGGGCTTGTAGTTGCACTTTGGGCAACCGGTGCGTTCGCGCTCTTCCTTGCCGTCCTGACGTATCTGCTTGTCGAGTGCTTCACCCATGTCGAGCGAGGCCAAGCCGTTGAAGAAGATGTTGGTGAAGTCCTCGGCGAACCGGGTAATGTTTCCGCTGTGGTCCAGCAGGATGCAGTCCGTCTTGCCAGTCTCGGGCGACGAACGGAGACCACGGCCCCACATCTGAATCGCCGTCGACAAGCTCTTGCGCAGCGGCCGGCAATCCACCACGCAGCCCACGTCTTGCACGTCGAAACCCTTAGCCAGCGCTTCGACTGAGATCAGCACGCGGATTGACGAATCGGGCTTCTCGAACTCCGCGATCAGCTGATCGCGCTCGGGCTTGAGTGTGTCCTTGGTGAACGTGGCCGAGAAGATGCCGGCCTCGTTGAACTGCCTGCAAAGTTCTTCGCAATGCGCGATCGACGCCCCGAACACGATGGTCTTTCGGCCCTCGCCGTGGCGCATCCACTCGGCCACCACGTCGCCGATGATTTCCATGCCGCGCTCTGACGCTTCCGAAGACCGCCATTCCCCGAAGCTGTTGACCTTCGCGCCGGCCATGTCGGGGCGGCGGCAGGACAGCACGCGCATTGGCACCAGCACACCGGCCTCGGTGAGCTCGTGCATGGTGGTCGGGCTGACTAGGTTTGTGAAGAGCTTGCCCAAGCCCCGAGAGAACGGGGTGGCTGACAAGCCGATGACCCGGGCCTCGTTCTCCATCGCGTACTTCACCCAGGTGTCGCGTTGGGTGTGCGCCTCATCGACGATCAGAACGTCGGTCTTCGGCCAGCCGCGGGTTTCGATCGTCTGCACACTAGCGATCTGGAAGGGCTTACTCCAGTCTTGGCGAGAATGATCGCCCTGAATGACGCCGTGATCGCCGAGGCCGTAGTCGAACGCGCGCTTGCAGGTCTGGTCGATCAGGGTGATGCGATCGCACAGGAACGTGGCTCGCTTGCCCTGCTTCAGCGCCTTGTGTGCAATCCGAAGCCCGAGGTAGGTCTTTCCCGCACCCGTGGGCGCCATGAGCATCTGGTTCTTGTGCCCGCCTTCGATGCCTTCACGGATGCCAATCAACGCGTCGCGCTGGAACAGGCGAGGCGTCGGAAACGTGGTGCTGTCACCGCCGCGGAACAGATCGCTCATGCGGGCTGCCCCGCCTTCTTTTCCCAGTACTTCACCGAGCGCTTGAGGTCGGCGATTTCGGTCATCATGCTGTTGATGCGCTGCTGCAAACCTCGCGCGAGATCCCGCGATGTCTTCGCTTCAGCGAGTGCTGCAGCGAGTTGATCGCCAGCATCCAGAATTTTTGCCATCGACACGATGTCGTCCTGCGCGATAGCCAGGCTCTCGCGCAATGCCGCAACTTCCTGCTGTAGCGGCTCGACTTGGGCGTCGGCACGCTCCGCATCCTTCTTCGACTCCGCCGCCTTGGTTTCCGCGGCAAGCCATTTGGTCGCGGGCACCTTCTTCGGCTTGCCCTGAAATCTGGGCGGCTTAGGCGCTTGGAGCGCTTGAACTTGCTCTGCGATGGGCAGCTTGGCAATCGTCGCCGCCTCCCTGACCGAAACGCTTCCGGCCTCGACCGCAGCCTTGACCTCCGGCGCACCGGAAGCACTAACGACCTTGGCATGCTGAATGGTGCGGACAGTCACACCGACATTCGCCGCCATCTGCTCATTCGATGGAAAGGGTGAACTCAGTTCACCCTTTTCCGGTCGCCCCGACGGGCGCCACGCGCTGAGAGCAACTTCGACCAGCGCCCAGGCGCCAAGCGACAGATGCCTCCGATGCTTGTTCTGCGCCCTGACGAAGCGGACTGGATCGTCGCCGTCATAGATCCGCTCGGGGCACTCGTAGCCCAACTCTTCGCAAGCGCGATAGCGGTTCCAGCCGTCCAACACCATGCCTTCATGAAGCGCGATCGGGTTCTGCACGCCGATGTCAGTGATGCTGTCGAGCAACTCCGTGTATTCCCCGTCGGACATCGCCGGAAAGGCAGCGGAGAGAGGATGCTGTTGGTAGTTCATCGTTGACTCCATGCCCGGCCCTCGTGGGCCATGCACCAGGCGGCGCTGGACCAAGAGCGGTGCACACGCAGGTAGTAGAGGAAATGCGCGATGTAGATCACGCGGTTCATGGGGCGGCGCATCACGCAGCCTCCCGCTCGAGCAGGGCAGCCGGCTTTTCCGCGGCGTGAATCGCAGCGAGCCCCGCACGCACGCGCTGTGCGCAGCCGATGAGTTCGCTGAGCTCGCGGTCCACGTCGCGGAGTTCGTTGCCGGTGACGTGCCCGTCTGCCACAGCTGACGAAGTCGCCGCCACGAATTCGGCAAACTCTTTAGCCGTCGCAGCGAGGTCTTCGAACGTTGCGCCGCCTCCGTCATGGAGCCCGGGCAACGGAATCAGCACCGCGCCGCAGTTGGTCGCGAGCACGTTCAGGAGCTGAAGCGGGTTCTCGACGTGCTGTTCGATGGCGAGCTGCGTGATCAGCTCGGCGTCCTGCAGACCAAGCTTGTAGGCATCGGAGCCGGCTACTTCATGGCGCAAGGTCGAGGGGCGCTTGCCGAGGCGGATGGCCAGGCATTCGATGCCGCCGGGAAAGCGACGAACCAGATGACGGGCTGCGTCGAGGATGTTCATAGCAATGCCGCCTTGACGTTGCTATGGATGGAAAGCGAGCAAGCCGGGAAACTGCCCGTCATGCCTTCTTCCACACCACCACCCAGCGCCCTGCCCGGCAGCTTGGTGCACAGCAGCACACACACATGCCTCTCGACCAATGCAGATCCCGACTCGAAGCTGCCGGCGCGCATGCGCATCTCGACCACACGGCTGGAGATGCGAACGCTCGACGGCGAACTGGCCTTGTGGTTCACCGGGCACCTTGTGACGGGACTTCCGGCCCGAGACGCGCCGAGCCGACATCTGCGAAAGCGCCGCCCATGAGCAAACACGATCGAAGCCATGGCCACCACGCGCCGACGGCGGCTTTGCTCGACCTACGGCGCTTCGATGAGCTGCGCAGCACTTCCCAGGGAACGTCAGGCCGCAGTTCCTCGCAGCGCACGCCGGTTTCGCGCTCGATCGCTGGGCAATGCTCGGCGGGAACCTTCTTGCGGAAAGCCCACATTCCAGGCGTCGAAGTCGCGACGCCGATCAGTTCAGCCAGTCGCAGTCGACTGCCCGCAATCTCAATAGCTCTGAGGAACGCTTCCATGCCCACTCCAAGTTCAAACACGATAGAAGCCTTAACTCTAACACGATCGAATTTAAAAGGTGTGGGAGAATTTCGTTCGTGAACACGATCGCAGAACGAGTCAAAGCCGTCCGGCAAGAGCTGGGGTGGAGCCAGGTACAGCTGGCGGAAGAAGTGGGCGTGTCCCAAAGCTCGATCGGGAACATCGAATCGGGCGTCAGGCAGCGGCCGCGGGAACTGGTGTCCCTGGCCAAGGCGCTGCGGGTCTCGCCGGAGTGGCTGGAGACCGGCAAGGGGCCGCGTACCGAGCGCGCCGCCCTATCTCTGGTGGGCGCGAACGCGGAGCCGTCAGTGCGTGCGCTGGTGGAGTACCTGGCCGAGATCGCAGCCAAGCAGCGGCCAACGCTTCGCAAGAATCTGGGGAATCTGCTGGTCGATCTGGTCGATCACCCGGAGGACACGGCTTTGATCGAGCAGACCATTGCCGACATCGAGCGGTTCTTCACGCCACCTGCAGCGTAGTGCGGTCTCGGCACAGCGCCTGTTACAATACGCCCTGCCCAAGTCAACTGGGCATTGCTTACCAAGCAAGCTGAATCTCATACCAGCGCGTCGAAGTCACTACGACGAAAAAAACAAAAATGACTTCATGCAAACGAATTTGCCGTAGCGTGGACCGCGTAAGAGTTCACGACCACATTCCGAAGCCCGCCTAGCGCGGGCTTTTTCACGGGCGCAGGGTTCTCGCTCATCCACCCTTGGTAACCAAAGGTTAGGATCAGGGTTAGAACTAAAGGAGTGGGGAATGAAGAAACTGTCCGCCGCGGTGCTCTTGGTCTTGGTCGTCCTTTGCGGATGCTCAAAACCAACGGAAACAGTGATTCCCGGTGACATCACGACCTGGGACAAGGAACTAGCGCCATCTGCACAGAAGCTGTCCGATGAAGATCGAAAGCTGCTCGCGGGATACTTGGCGCGCGCCAAGATTGGCGAAGCTTTTGGAGGCAAAGGCGTACCAGTCGGAACGACGATCGCGGCTGGCATTGAAGACCAAAAGCGCTGGATAGCTGAGCGAGAGAGGAAGGAAGCGGAAGCTGCCGCCCTCAAGGAGAAACTCCAAGCAGAGCGTACTCAAAAGATTGCCGAACTAGACAAGGCAGTGCTCGTGACCCTGTTGAGCAAACGCGAGGTTCTCAAGGATTACCAAGTCAATCGCTATTCGGACTACCAAGAGTTCAAGGTCGGCATCAAGAATACGAGCACCAAACCGGTCGCCGGCGTCGCCGGTAGCTTGGAATTTGTTGACATTTTCGACAAGACTGTAGGCGGCGTGACCTTCCGAATCACCGAGACGATCCAACCCGGCAGCGACGTTGTCTGGACGGGGGGCCGCGACTACAACCAGTTCATTGAGCAGCACAAAGCTGTCTGGAACCTTGAGTCGGGCAAGTACAAGACGCGTTTCGTACCTGAAACTGTCATTTTTTCGGATGGATCGAAGCTGACGACAGGCGAATAAACGGGCTACCCGCCGTTCATAGCTCAAACAAGCTTGTTGTACGGGCTGGGTGTACCACCCAGCACTGCATTCGACAAGACGCCCGACGGCCACTAAGGAGACATTCAATGCGAGTCATAGGCGCCGTCATCAGTGCTGTTCTGCTTCTTTCCGCCTGCGCCAGCGGCTACATTCCGTCGGTCGCCCAGGCACCTGATTCGTACAAGCCAATCCAGACGGCCAAATACAAACCAGCCGACCAGCTGCGCTTCATGGATTGCGTGTATGACGGGTTCCTCCAGTCGCAAGGGAACGGCTTCCAGACATTCCTCCGCCAGGTCAAGCGGGCCGACGGCTACTTGGTAGACGTGAGCGGGCTGCAAGGTCAGTACCTCGTCGCTGAGTTCAAGGACGATGGCGGCTATCGTCTGCTAGGGTGGACAGACACGCGAATGATTCCAGTCGGAAGGGAGACGACCGCCGCTGCCGCCTGCGTCGCGAAGTTCTCCAGCGCGCAGTGAGGGCGGTCTGGTGCTGGACAGCCGGTGTGGCGTTGCGTAGCTGTACGAATCCCCAGTCTGCTGGGTGAACGAACAGCCTCCCAATCGCTCAAATACCCTACAAAGCCCTTAGGAACTGGGAGTTGTCCACAGTATCCACAGGTCGTTCAAGTTAAATTAACAGGCTAATGAAATCCATCTGGAGCCGCATCATGCAAAGCAAAAGCGCATTGATTGCCGGAATTCTGGCCGGCATTGCCTCGCCTTCCACGATTGGCGCGCCTGTCAAGTTTGAGCGCCTCCAAGGAAGTGATCTCAGCCGCATGCGCGGCGATGTGACTCGCATTGGCGGGGACTTCTCTTCAGTCATCAATCGCGAACGTGGCAACAAAAAAGCAAGTCTCAAGGCCGGCAAGTCAAACGCCGGCTAATCCCGCCTCGCCTCATGTTCAGGGGCAGCCGTCATTCGGCATCCCGCAAATACAGATCACGCACCAGCAGCAGCAGCAGTGGTCTGGACCGCTTCCTCCGCCAGCGGCTCTGCAGCAGTTCAACGAAATCATCCCAAATGGAGCTGAGCGGCTCATGACGATGGTTGAGGAGGAGCAGGCGCACCGAATTTCGCACGATAACAAGCGGCAGGCCGGAGAGATTGCTGCGGCGAAGCGTGGGCATCTCCTCGGCGGCGCCATCACCGTAATAGCCATCCTAGCTGCTGTTGTTGGCGCTTACCTGGGGGTCCATCCGGTGGTGTGTGTTGCCATCGTTGGCCTCCCAATCGCTTCCATTCTGAAGTCGATCTTCGGCAAGGGATAGAGACCCGCCGAACGAACAGTAGCCGCCCTCGAGGCGGCTTTTTCATGGCTGTGATCATCACGATAATCGCCACCATGTCGTCGAAGCGAACCCCGAAGTCTTGCTCCTGCAAAGTCTGCCGGATGCTTCGTGGCGCTCCAGACACCCAAGTCCAGATGAAGCTTGAAGAGCGTGCCTTTCGCCGCAAGCAGAACCGCCGCACGAAACGAGGCGACGAGGATGTCTTGCCTGCCGGCGTCCGTGCCTTCCACGGTTAGCACCTCACCCTATAGCCGCTTGCTAGTGTCGACGGTCGCTGGCATCGCCTTGAACGAGGTCAGGGACTGAACTTGAAGTTCGAGGATGCTCACCTTCTCCTCAAGTTCACTCCTCTTCGCATTTCGAACATCGAGAACGCGGTCCATCGCAGTCATGAAGAGAATGAACGGCACCCCTAACAGGTTGAAGACGTGCAGCAGCAGCACCAGGATCTGACCGCGCGAAGGTAGACCGGTGGTGTGCCAGAACAGCCAAATGCCGAAGGCGGAGTTGACCAAGAGGATCACCAAGAAAACAATCTTTATCCAGCGCTTCCAGAAACGAACCAAGCTGTTGCGCTTGCTCTCCTCTAGCGCAGCGATGGGTATCGAAAGCCCGATGACAGCGATGACTGTGCCGACGATGAAGCTGAGAAGCGAGAGATCCATGGTTGTCTTGCTGAGTGCCGATTCAGCGCGACTATATCCACGGTGAACGCCCCGTCAGCTACCACCGCCCATCCAGAATGATTTGAGGCACGCTCAGTCGCTGCGGCTCGGGCTCAAAGCTGAACTGGAACGACACGTACTCGGCGCACTTCGCGAGCAGCGCTTCCCCGCTGTGGCTGTAGAGGTCGGCGCCGACGGTGAGCTGCAGCTTCGCGTAGAACCCCCGTGGCCAGCGAGTTGTCGCCCGGACGTGCTTGACGTGACGCTCTGTCGCGAAAGCAATCGCGATCGCCGCCATCTCACCCCAGCGTCTCTTTCGGAATGCCGGCGCCATCCAGGCCTGGTCTAGTTCAACCTCAAGCTCAGCTTCATTCCTCCGGCCGGCAAAGGCATCGACGATCCACTTCAGCCGGAACGACACGAAGCCCACGGCATCGCCGTCGGCGCGTTCTGTCACGACCGCCATCAGATCGGTCGTCACATAGGCACGCACCGCGGACTTCGCTGAGAGAACTTCGCCACCGTGTTCTGAGTAGAGATCGATGCTGGTCCCGAGCCCCCGAAGGTTCGCCTCCCTCAACGGCGCGGCGCTGAGCGGGCTGATGCCCTCCTCCGTCTTGTAGGTCTCGTCGACCTGGTGCAGCTTGCGTAGTTGCCGTGCCCAGGTTCGCATGCGCGCGCAGTGCTTCGTGACGATGTAGACCACGCCCTCAACTTCATCCAGCGGCTCATCGTCGTCCCAGGCGACAGGCGTAACGGCTTTGGGGTAGATCGGCTCGATCGGCTTCGTGAGCCGGAGAAACAGGGGATGGCGGCGGCCGCGGGCTTGAAGCATGCGCTTTTCTAGCGCGGATCCTCAGAAAGCTTGAACACGGGTTTTTCGGTCGTGATGGTCGTGACCGAACTCCGCGTCCAGATCGGCCGATGTCCGAACACTCAGGTCGAAAGCCGCGTGTCCGATTGCTTGACCGGATACTGAAGGTGCTTGAGTTGAAGCAGGCCCCACTTTGCCCTCAACAAAGTATCCGCGATTGTCTGAAACTGGATGTCGGTCTCATCCAGAGCGCCGGCGTGTTCATCTTCGAAGTGATTTCCGGTAACGGCTCGACGAAGCGCGGCAATTTCAGATCGGCAACGCGCAAGAGCGGCGTCATCTCCACAAATGATGGTCAGCCCGGCACTTCGCATCGCGGCATCCTGCAGCGACATCTTGATTCGAACCTCCAGCGCCCTGTCGCGTTCCTTGAGGTGATACTCGCGAGCCTGCGAGAGGAGCTCATCCAGCTCGTCCGCCAAGCTGTCGGCTGACTTGGAGATCATCTCTCTCCTGGCTTTGTCACGGTCTCTGGCCGCCGCTTGGTTGTGGACCACGATCCAACCGATGACCACGACGATCGCTTGTGCGACCCACGCGAAAAAGTAACCGCCAGCGCTCATTCCAGCCTACGGCCTGCGTCCTCGATGTACTCAACTACCTCTTCGCAAATCGAAGGGTCAGAGGACTTCAAGGTGAGATGCTGCCGAACAAACGCTGAAGGCACTTTGAGAGCACGAACTACCCCGCCAAAAGCCTCCTCGAGAAATGAAGAGCCATAGCCGACGGTTCCATCGAAGTCAACGACAACACTCTCGCCCTTGGACAAGGGATCTTGAAGGAAGCGCTCGCGGAACGCCTCCCCGCTTGTTTCGCCGTTTCGTTTGTACCGTCCGGCAGGAAATCTTGTGAAATCCTTCGCAATGCTAACCGTGATCATTTGTAGCCCCTTTCAGTGGCAGCCTCCACCACACAATGGTGCCTCGAATGTCGATTCCAAGGTCTCCATTGTGCTTCTCGACTTCCGTCCCACCTTTGAACACATAGCGCATCCACCCTGTGTTACTCAATATAAGTAGCTCCCCAGCACCATGGCGCTGTACCACCGAGAGCGCGTCTCTGGAGCCTTTGCCTCGCTCAGATCTTCGCGTCCCAGATCTTCCGTATTCCATCGCCGTGTGGATAGCCACCGCGTCGCGGTTGGCAACTCCAAATCGGGCGGCAACCTCAGATACGAACTTCTCGGGGAGCGTCTGGTCAATGGTAGCTCGGTAGCCGCACCCCAAGTCACAGACGGCCATTACAAACGTTTCGTGTCTCAGCTGTGTGAACATCCACCAGCGGGTGTCAGGTAACCCTGCGAAACCGTCTGACCGGGCGAATTTGTAGGCATGCTCGACGGAATTCGCCACGGCTTCGCTTACTCCACGCCATGCCCCGCTCAACTCCAGTTGCTTAGCGTGAGACTTGTTGACGCGCCCCGCCACGGCCTCAAGCATGGCTAGGTTCTCACCCGATTGGTTCAGCCCTTTTGTGGCCTTCCAGTACACAACGTCCTCCCTCTCCGGGATGACATCGCAGCGATCCTTTGTGATTTCGTGAATTCCGATCTGCTTCAGAACCTCGCGCGGACGCCGTGCGATTGGATCCATCAGGGTCACGGGTTTCGGCAGCTTGGAGAGGGAGACGATACGGTCTAGCTCTGCATATAAAAGGATGGTGCCTGCCGGGTAGAACGATTCAGTAGTTCGAAAATCAAGCCTCACCGGTTGTTCGTCTACTAGGACCCAATGCGCGACCGCTCGAAGGAACTTCACGACCTCGCGGCCAGAACCCCTGATGACGTCGAATCGGGTAGGTGCGCGAATAACCTCACCCGGAACAACGTATCGATTGGCTGGCTCGATCCTCTTACGGCCGCTCCGGAGCAGCCGCTCCCGAGCGCGATACCGAGCAATGCGCATCTGCCGCTCTTTGAGCGCGATCGTTGGTTTTTTCAAGTGCTTGTCCCCACAGCCTTCTCAGCCGGCTCGAGCGGCCGGCAAATTGTTAAAGGATGTTAGCTGCTTCGAACCTAGTGCTGCCTTTCACCGCCAAGTCGACGCCCCCTTCCGCTCGCCCTCCGTACTGAACGTTCTGGATCCTCCTTCTCGCGTTGATGGCAATATCACGGGTGTGATTAAAAAAATCCCTATTCAGTCTGACGAACCCGCGCCTGTAGGAAAAGACAGAATCCGAAGCCATAGCACCCCAATCTCGGAGGCTTATGGGTCGTTGACTTGGCTTATAGAGATGTGGAATGGATGGTTTCCGGACTACGACTTTCTTGAGAACGTCTTTAAGCCCCTTTGGGATGATCCGGAGACGAGTGGGGGCCAGCAAATCGACGAGATTAAGAAGATCGAAAACATGCCCGATTGGTTCGGGCAAGAACCCATCACCCCCGAGGGACGAAGCGCGGCCATAAAAATAGCAACCGCTCATGCCGCGTGCGCATACTGCGTTCAGGCCATGAAAGCTAGGAAAGGAAGCTCTGAAGCTTGGTCCTATGCGATTGATGGGGCGCGATGGCTTGGCATTCTTCAAGGCTTTCACAGCACAGGAAGCATAGAAAGCCCTGCTTCCCAATTCGCGAGACGCGGTGCGGATGCTGCTCATGCTGAAAACCGGGCCATGAAGTCCTTGGTGATGACTTGGTGCGATGACAACATGGCCAACTTCAAGAGCATGGACGCCGCAGCAGAAGCAATTGCGGGAAAGCTCGTCCCAGTGACGTTTCGTACGGCGCGGTCTTGGATCGGCACTTGGAAAAAGCTACGGTCTGCTGGCACACCGTAGGCCATGCCCGCAGGGCGTAAGGCGTACTGGCGCCCCGGCTTCCGTCCCGCTGGACAAGAGCTGATAGTCCCTCCCATACCGCAGCACATCGGATGCACCGCGGGCAAGCATTGCGGGGGCAATCACCGTCACGGTCTACGGCAAGTACTGGGCAAGCACCGCTACGAGGTTTGCATCGACAAGGACGGCATCGAAATCCGCATCGAAGAGATGCAGATGCTGTCTGGTCGGTGGACGAGTAGTACAAGAATTCTCGGCCGACGACCAGAAGAACTTCAGCTCGACGACATGGATGACGACGTGCAAGTCTGCTCAGTATCACCTCCACGAAGGTCGGCGAGAACATGAGCTATTACCGGGAGTATCTTGTCTCTGTTGATGGGGTTCGTGCCGGCGAAAACCAACCTCTCTGTCAAGCCCGTGGCGCCGTCCACTATGCCGAGCGGCGCTTTTTTGGCACCCTTTTCGAACGAAGGAAGAGATTCATTTGCGTATGATTTATCTCCGTTGGATCACTTAGTGCCTAAGCAGACGCTTCGAGACCCTACAAAGGCGGAAGCCCCAGATCACCTGGCAGGGTGAAAAGGGGCTTCCTGGGCACCTGGACAAAATGAACTGGCACCCCTCTGGGCAGAGGATTGAAAGTTTAGCTGACTTAACGGCGACGCCAAACCGGACTCCCGGTGCGGTTTTGTCGATCCCTGTCAGCGGTTCAGGTGGTTTGTTTTTTTAACCACTAGAGCTATGACTATCACCATCAATCAATCGCCGGCCGCCGACAGGCTGCTGCGCCTCCCCGAGGTCCTCAAAAAAGTGCCTGTTGGCCGGGCTTCTTGGTGGAAGGGTATCAAGGATGGCCGCTACCCCGCCGCCATCAAGCTCGGCCCGCGCACGAGCGCTTGGCGAGCCTCCGACATCGACAAGCTGATCGCCTCTCTCTAGGCGGATCAATCATGAACACGATCATGACGGGACACCGCCGGCGGAGCGCTGGGCGTCGCGGGCAATCCTTGGTGAAGCGTTTCGCGAGACAGCACGCCTCAGCATGTGGCCCGCGAGACGCCGACCTCTCCCGGACGCAATCAGGCCTTGCCTTTGGCAGATCGTTCGAGAGGAGCGAGTCCATCCGGCTCTGCTGCCTTGCGCTTGCCGATCTCCACAAGCAACTCGCTCAGGATGTCTTGCTTGAGCTGCAAGTACTGCTCCATATCGAATGGCTGTCCTGGTTGGGGATTGAACGATTGTTCAAGACGATGAACGATTTCGGCGTTCAGGCTCCGCCCGAAGTCTTTCGCCGAGGCCTCAACAAGGGTTTTAAGGGCCTCCGGAAGGCGAATCTTCATTTGTGGGTCGTCACGGGCCATAGCGCCATCTTAGACCACGGTGGTGCAAATAAATCCTCGCACCCCCTTGCAGTAGTGGACCACGGTGGTTTAAAGTTATCCGTGGACCACGGTGGTTCAAAGGACAAGAAATGAGATTCACAGATAAGGATGCAGGACAGATCAAGCTTCGGCTTCCCACCCCGTTGAAGGACTGGTTGCACCAGCAGGCCAGCACCGCAAGACGAAGCCTCACAGCAGAAATCACAGTGCGCCTCGAAGAATCCCGCACCCGGCAACTCAGCCCGTTTGTCGAGTAAAGCGCTTTAGCAGACAGCCCGACCTCAATCAACCAAAGTCAGCGACGAAAGGACTGCAGTGAACAATATCGTGCCCATCGGCGCCAGCAGCGCCATCACCATGACCAGCCTCGAACTGGTCGACTTCATTAACAGCCAGCGCGGCGATGGCGAGGCCGAGCTACGGCACGCCGACTTCCTCGCGAAGGCGCCCAAGGTCCTCGCGGGAGGTGAACGGAATTTTTCGTTCACGTACACGGACAGCCAGAACAAGGCACGCCCCTGCTACCGCTTCCCCAAGCGCGAGGCCTGCCTCATGGCCATGAGCTACAGCTACGAGCTGCAGGCAAAGGTCTTCGACCGCATGAGCGAACTGGAAACGGTGACCGCTGGCGGCCGCTTCTACGTCCCGCAAACCATGCCCGATGCGCTGCGCCTCGCCGCCGATCTCGCTGATCAGAACAAGGTACTGGTCGAGCAGGTCGAGACCATGACGCCGAAGGTCGAGGCCCTCACGCGCATCGCACTGGCCGACGGCTCGATGTGCATCCAGTCCGCGGCGAAGCACCTGCAGATCCAGCCGAAGAAGCTCTTTCTCTGGCTGAGCGAGCACGAGTGGATCTATCGCCGCGCCGGCGGCACCGGTTGGCTCGGCTATCAGAGCCGCATCCAGTCGGGCTTGCTCGAACACAAGGTCAACACCGTCTCTCGCAGCGATGGCAGCGAGAAGATGGTCGAGCAGTGCCGGATCACGCCGCGCGGTCTGTCGAAGCTCGCTGAGTTGCTCAACGCAAAGGAGGCCGCATGAAAACTGGGCTGGATGGCTTCGCAACCTTACGGAAACGCGATCCGGTCGATATTCTGAAGATCACCAACATAGATGGCGTCGCCCCAAAAGGCGACGGCCGAGTGATTGAGCCCACTCGACCGTCTATGAAAAACCACCCCGTCAAGGATAGGACTTCACATGACGAATGATGCCACGCACCCACAAACCGGCGCAACCAAGCCCCCGCCCCCCCCGCGGATGGGTGTGATCACGAGCGAGCCGATGCCCGCCCCCCGAATCGAGTTCGACTCGTCGGCCATGGATACCTTGACGATGCGCGCGGCCGAGATCAGCGGCTTGGCCTCTTGCGTCGTTTGCTTGGCTGCGGTCGAGAAGTGCTCGGAAGGGCGTTTCGCTGGGTACGAACTCACCAACGACGCCCTGCCCCTACTCGGCGGAGTCATCATGCGGCTTGCGCGTGAAGCCGAGCAAGCGAGCCACCTGCTCTGGGCGCAGTACGAGGAAGCCCGTGCGCTCGCCAACGGTGGCGAGGTGACGCAATGAACGCCGTCATTAGCAAGCCCCGCGGCAAGGCCAAGCCGAAAATCGCGAAGAACGCCGTCGTCATCCAGCAGCCGAAGATCGGCATCGCCGACATTCGCTCGTGGATCAAGACGGCCGACGAAAAGCTCGAGGCGGTCTATGACGCTGCAGAACGCGGCGAACCGCTCGACGTGCTGCTCGACCACCTCTGCCACTCGGTGCTGTGCACTCCCATCGCGATCATTCATCGAGAAGACCTGACCCGGGCCGACGCCCAGCGTCTCTATGCCGCGCTGTTCCCGGTGCTGGCTTGCATCCAGGCCGCGATCAAGCTCGCCGAAGGCACGATCCTGCAACATGGCCTAGAGGAAGCGTTCGCGCTGCTCGATACAGCTCAGACCGCCCTCGATCCGGTGAACGACGCAGTGCGTGCTTTGCCGGAAGGCGGGCCAGAGCACGACTTCAATCGCGGCCGAGACCTCGCCATCGAGATGCTCGCCAAGTGTCGCGAGCGGTCGAGCGATTGCGAGTGCTATCGCCGCAATCGTGACGCCGGCAAGCCCCAACACAACATCGTCATGGACTACCTCACCGAGTTGGCATGCGACTCAACGCTTGAAGCTGGATTCACAGCTGTGCTGTCCGGCGCGATCGGCCCCGAGATCCTCGATGCGGATTGGTTCAAGAACTTGACACTGGCGGACACGAAAGCAGGCGCACCTGGCGAGGACGGCACGCAAGCGCTTGCCGACGACACGCCCGTCGCAACGTCCTGCGCACCCGTGGGCGACTCTTTCGACCATGCCACCTTCGACGATGTCTACTGCACCATCAGCGAGGTGATCGCGATCATCGAAGCCCGAGCGCACGACGTGGACTCGTCGGACCTGGTGTTCGGCGCCCTCTACACAACAGAGCGTGCCTACGGCATTCTTTCGACGGGGATCGATACTCGCGATTGGCGCGCATGTGAAGACGCGAGCGCCCCGTTGGCCGTCGCGCTCGCGGTGCTCAGCGCTGCCCTCGAAAAAGCGGACGACGTGGCACTCTTCGGAGCTGAGCGCCTGCTGCTTCTGGCCAAGGATCGGCTCGACGACGCATGCAACCCGTCGGGGAAGGGGCAGCAATGAAGCCGCAAGGTTTCGGCCCCCGCAAGTCGCCGCTGCGCCTGGTGCCCAAGCCCCGAGGCACCGCCGATGCTGACTGGATCGCTTCCAGGGTGATGGAGAACCTCGACCAAGCTGCGCCGGGCTTCTGGGATCGCCACCCGGTTGCCGATCGAGGAAGCCTTCGCAACATCATCGTGCGTGTCGTGATGGCGGAAGCCGACGCTCTTCGGCAGGCACGGCCATGAAGTGCGCAGCCTGCACAAGCGAAGAGGTCCGGGTGATGACGACCCGGCACACCGACTCCAAGGTGATGCGGCTGCGCTGCTGCAGCGCCTGTGGCCATCGTTGGACGACCGTCGAGGTCGACGCGCAGAATCTGTCCCGCATGGAATCGACCGTCAAGGCGTTCCGAGCGTTCGCAACGCTCACACGGGAAATGGACGATGCCGCGCCCTCGCACAGTTAACCGGAAGATTCCAGACCTGCCGCGTGGTATGCGCAAGGTCGGGGCCGTCTGGTACTGGCGCGGCACCGACAGTCTGACCAAGGAGATCGAAGCCAAGCTGCGGGAAGCCGGACTGCGGATGCGGTGCGGCACCACGCCTGTTCAGGCTCGGGTCTGGTGGGAGAAGCATGTCTCGCCCGCCCTGGTTGCGGCCGTGCCCGACGACGATGTGATGGGCACGATCGAGGAGATCATCCGCAAGTACGAGGCGGACGAGCTTCCCACGATCAAGCGCGACGCCACCAAGAGGGAGTACGAAGGTCGAATCCGGCGGCTACGGTCGAAGTTCAGTACGAAGCGCTACGCAAGGACCGAGCTGCAAGCGATGCTGCCCGGCCATTTGAGTGCTGTTGTTATCACCCAGCACCTGCACGAGAACCGCGATCGCGGAGCATCGGCGAACAAGGACATCCAGCTGATGTCTCGCATGTTTCGCCTGGCTCGCGTGCGCTGGGGCCTGACGACATTCAACCCCTGCGACGGAATCGAGTACCTCCCCGAGACGCCGCGCGATCAGTACGTGAGCGATGAACGCTACGCCGATATCTACAACGCGGCCGGCCCGGTGCTGCAGTGCATGCTGGAGATCAGCACCCAGACCGGTGCGCGCGAGGGGATGATCTTCGACATCCGGATCGGTGACTTCAACGAAGCCCAGATCGAGTTGCGCGTGACGAAGAAGCGCAACGACAAGGGCTACATCACCAAGGCGTACAGCATGACGCCGGACCTGCGAGCCGCACTCGTTCGTGCGCTCGAGCTCCGCAAGAAGAACCGAGGCGGAGCAGCTAGCCTGCCCAGCGACTACCTGTTCATCACGAAGCAAGGCAAGCCATACGGCAAGGAGGCGTTCAAGACCCTCTGGGGCGCCGTGCGGAAGAAATTGGGCTTGAAGCCGCGGGAGATTACCTTCCACGACATGCGCGCAAAGGCTGCGTCGGACTCCGATTCGGATGTGTCCGCGCAGGAGCTGCTCCACCACGAGGACGTGAAGGTGACGAAGCGCGTGTACCGCCGTAAGGTCCCAACCGGCACGCCCTTGCCATCGGCAATCGGGGGACGTGGAAACAGCTGA